CAAATACTGCTAAACCAATTCCCATCATAGCTAAAGCAACAGAACCTTTCTTAACTTGTTTATCAACTAAACCTAAAAGAGCTACTGCACCACCTATTAATATTATAGATCCTGCCATAGTCATCATTAGAGGTAGTCCTCCTTGCATAACAAAATAAGATACTAAAGCAAAAAGCGCTAAGCCAGCTGCAAACTTAACTAAGCCCATACCCATATCAGCCATAGCTTCTCCACCACCTTTAATTTGTTTTTCCGCCATTCCTAGTAAAAGAAATAATGGAGTAACCAATATAGTAGTTAAGTATAAAATAGGAATTCCTAATGCACCGATTAATAAAAGTGGTGTGGCTAATGCTAAACTTTTTGCAAATTTAAATATTGCACCACCCATCATATCTAATGATTCAATACCTTCTTTAACCTTTTTGGAATCTTGTTCTGCTAATTTAGTAAATGTAGTTTCAATAAAATTTGCAAATTTCTCTACACCTTTCTTAGGTACAACTGCCCAAAGAATCATTCCCATCGCAGTTTTAATAGATCCTATACCTAATGCTTTTAAATCAGCTAGTTTACCACCTCCGCCACCTGCAGGAGCACCGCCACCCGTAGCATCTTCTTCATTTTTTTCTTTTAGTGCTGATAATAGTTTCTTTCTGTGCAAACGAGTAAAAATAAAATTGCTTAAATTTCTACTGGAATACTCCGCCTCATCAGCGGAACTTGCCGCTATTTGTTGAAGCAATAGAGTTTGAGTTTGTAATTCACTTATAATGGCCATTGATCCACCACCATCATTACCACCAGTAGAGACTGCAATAAGAGCATCTAACTTTTCATTGGTTTCATTGGCGGCAGCCTCTATTTTCTTTAGAGGGTCCATTAAATCTTTTAAAGTTACAGCAGCCATTTAAGGTTTATTTTTTACAATTTAGGCATTTTTAATGAAGGCATCTTTGGTGCTTTCATACCTTTCATTTGACTAGAAGCCTGGCTTTTTAAGCCATCCATATTGTATTTATCCTGAGTGTCTTTAGTATTTTGTTGCTCTTGCTTATTGCGCTCTTTTAGTAAATCATTATAAATTTCTAATGTATACTCATATTCATAGAAAGGTAGCAAATCCAGCTCTGAAGGCTGGAGATGCAACTTTTCTAAAAGTAATACTCTGACTTTAAAGAAGTTCAGCAGAGATATCTGGAATAATGAACATAGCCTTGATACCGCCGGGAAACGTGAGCGGAACGGTGACCTCCTCACCGCAGCTTTGACATGGGAATCCCATCTCCGGCTTTACACCGATTTTTAAATCTTCAGCTAACCTATACACAATTGTATATTTTGTAGCATCCCATCCTTGAAAGGAGGTAATTAAAGAAAATATATCTTTTTCTTGCCATCCTCGCCATTCTCTCTGTAAGTAAGGCAAGATAGCTAGTGTAGATTTATCCCAGCTTTGATTTTTTTCTTCCCTAGTTCTGATATAATCAGTTATAGCTCTCATAACACCGATTGTAGGTGGTGCCAATTTAATCATGCCATAATTTTTTGTAGTTATAGAATAACACCTATCAGCATCATCATAATATTTTTCAATTGAATCAACAATAGTATTAAATTGTAAATTGTTTGTTCTCAATTCAACAGATTCTTGTGCTTTACAATTATTAGTTTTACATGATTTTTTTCCAACAGGCATCATTAATGTTTGTTCTCCTGTTTTAAATGTTAATTCTCTAATTGACAAAATTAAATAAATCCTGTCTTCTTCAAGAACATCTTTATAAGATCCTCTTTGATTTCCATATTGTACTTTACTACATGATAGTACAATATTATTTAATCCATCATCTACTTCTTTTAAATTGTTTTCGTCTATTGTAGAAAACGCTCTAATTTCAGCAACTCTTGCAGGCCTGATATGAATTTCAAAATCATCTCTATAAAATTTACCTCTTGATGGGAATGTAGTAAGATCTAATTTAGTATATCCTACTAATGCATTTAATCTTTTTATTTCTACATCATCAGACGTAATTTTATCCATTTGTCTGTTAACATCAACTTTACCTAATTCCTTAACTGTTTCTTTAGGAGTTTCTGTAGCTTCTACTGCAATACCTTCAGCAGCAGCAAATTCTTTCTTAATATTTTCTTCGTGCTCTTTTGACATTTTTAATTATTTTTTATTAATTGTTTTTCAATTTTATTTTCATCAACAATATGCTCTACTATTAACTGTCTTACATATCTAGAAATTGCTACAGGTTTTATACCAGTTTCCATTGATTTTTGTATAATTATTGTATTTAGACTATCCTCATCTTCAGGTGTTAATAAAACTTGTAATTTTTTAGTAAGCCTTTTCTTTTGAGGAATAAGTTCTTGTACAGTTTCATTGAAACCATATTTAGGATTATCAGATTTAAATTTACCAATCCAATATTCCACTCTTTTTAAAACATCACTTAAAGGTTCATTGCCTTCAAAAATTTCTAGAACTTCTCTATTAAAAGCTTTAGTTCCAAAATCTCTAACTGCTCTTTTGATGTATTTGCCTGATCCAAGGTTATTTGGGTTATCGTTTATAGAATACCCTACATAAACCTTGTTTGTTTTTTGCTGTTGTAATTTATAGATTATCATTTCTATATTATATATTTTATATTATATATTAGGGAGTAAGCAAAAAAACTGGGAATACTTTAATATTCCCAGTTTAATATTTAAAATTTATGCTCCTACGTTCTCTTCAACCCAGTGATCACAACGATAAGTCATTGTTAATTCAGCTGCATCTTGAGTTTCATAATTCAATTCATCCACAAAATCAGGTTGTCCAGTTGGGAATACATCTTTAAATGTAATCTTTCTGAAAATATCACCTGCTCTGTTATATTGAACTACAATCATACTTCCTATATAATCTTTCTTTAATCCCATTTCACCAGTTAATGGATCATAGATTAAGTTATTCCAATTACGGAAAGTATTATAAATGTAGTTTTCATTAGCTTCATTCAAATTAAGAGTAAAGTTCATGGTTAAATCAACAAACGTCTGAGCTGGCATACCTGCATAAGATCTATCAGCAAACTTATATTTTTGATTTATAGCATCAATAGATGGATTTAAGTTATTTAATCCTCCGATTGATTTTACTTGCTCTAAGATTAAACCCGTATCATCCCCTAGTGGTGAAAATACAGTCACCTCAAATAGGTTAGGCTGAATAGGTTCGTACCTTTGGCTACTGGCCCTTGATTGGGTATAATGTGGTAGTGGCATATTTTATTTGTTTTTTTATATATTCGTCTTTAGTTACTTCTTATTGAAAGTTTCCTGTACTAATTGCACCAGTTCTTAAAATAGTTGTTCTTTGTACAAGAATTTCCATTCCTCTCGTTGGTTCAATATATGTATCTAGGATACCTACATTTTGATCAATGACCTCTGGTGTGTTATTGGTTTCATCCATTATATTTCTATAATCATAAACACCATCATCATTTTGAACAGTTGCTAAGAAGTTATCAGCTAATGTTTTAATCTCTAATCTTGTTTGAGCTGTATTAAATTCAAATAAGTAGTTTTTAAGAATTGCTTCAATACCATCTTGGATGTAAATTACAACCTCTCTAACATTAATTGAACTTAAAGCAGATTTTGGAACTTGCTGAGCAGTTTTATTTGCAAAGATAGTTGGTCCTGTTCCACTTTGGAATACAATTGGATTGATTCCGAATGGCTCTAGGAAGAATCTGTCTTCTTGGTCAAGATTAATCTCTAATCCTACAACTCCATTTCCACCTATTACTCCACGTCTTACACCTGCTACGATTGACCAAGGTAATGCGTTTTCATATTTAAGAATAAAGTTATTTGATACATATGCTGCAGGTGGTACACTTATGTTCTTACCTAAATCTCTAACAGTTAAGAATGGATAATAATACCCTCCCCATGAACCACCGCTTGTTGCAGCAGGTAACGAGAATCTAATTGTTGGATTCAGTGCAAGGTTTCCACCTTCAGATATAAACTTAGAGGATAACCCTCCAGTTGCATCAGAGAAACTTGGATCTGTATTTTTCTTAAAGTCTTTAGCTGATGGAGAATTTACAATAGCAAATGCATTTTTTCTACTCATACATAAATTTGTATAAATAGCTTTACAGTTTGCTTCAATTCCATTTCCATAAGTATCTACTACATAACGGAAGTTAATTGTTTCTCTGTCGATTAAAGCTTTATATAAATTAGTTCCACCTAATATTGGACTTAAACATTTATTCTGTCTAGAATTTGTTCCATCAGGTACATGTTTAGTTGAATCTAATGCAAACCCAGGTAATTCAAATACATTAAGGTAATCTACCCAAGAATCAATTGGATAATAAACCTCTACTGTTTTTAAAGCACCTTGTGCAGTTACACTAACCTCAGATTGACATGTTACTTTAATGGCAGTTGTTCCTGCAGGAATAATTGCATATTCCGAAGGAGTTAATCCACCTTCTACAATGTTTATTCTTGTTAACCTAGAATGTGGTATTGTAGCAGAACCTTCAAAATGTACCATATAATTTCCTACAACAATATCAGCAAGTTCTGGTGAAGTTGTTGCAATAAGAATTTCATTTGGCTTTAATGTTGGTTCGTTTAATGAATCACCTATAATATCTACAGTAAGGTTAAGAGCACCTTTTAGTGTTTGTACACCTAAAGTATTTACTGGCCATAATGCCGTACCATCAGACTTAATAAATTGCCCTGTGCTATCAATTGTAAATTGAGATTGTGGCGTTAATGTAGTAAATGAATCTTGTTCATAAGGAGTAATGCTTACAGCTGGTAAATAATATGCTGGATCAGATATTGCTTTCTTAGTTCCTGCAGCAGTTGCCCCAGCTCCATCAATAATCCATCCAAAGTCTATAGAATTCATTGCTAAATAAGAAGTATAAGTTCCTAATGCATCTTTGTAAACTGCTTCATCACCATCAGTTAAAGTACCGTTAGCAAATTGCTTTTGTAATGTTGATCCATAAGAACCAATAATTCCAGCAGCTCCACCACTTACATTTGTATTTCTTACAAATCCAAAGTCAGCTTCATTAATATAAGTATAACTTGCAGCAGCACCTGTTGGAAAATCTGCTAATTGCGTTGAACCTACATCTGATAATAATACAGTTACAGTATTACCTACAGTTTGTACAGATGTTACTGGTACCCATTCAGTAGTTACAGTATCATATATAAATGATCCTACTAATGAAGACGTATTTGCTCTCATTCCTGAGAATGCATCCCAGATAGCATCTTTAGTAGCATCAGTATTTACTAGTTGTATTTGTATACCTCCAGCAGTAGGAACAGAAGTAGTTATTGTACTTGCTGAATTAACTACAGTTGTAGATAAGGTTTGTGTTCTTGCATAAGATAAGTCAGAAACAATTGATCCACCGTATGATAAGAAATTAACATCATCTTGGATTGAAGTAGCCTGAGTATATTCAATATTGTGTCCTATCATATCAATTCCTCCAGGTACACCATCTATTAAAATATCTCCACTAAATAAATCTTCATTTACAGTAACAAATAATCCAGTACTTGCAGTATCAGCATTAACAACTTTTTCAACGAAAAGGTTATTACCTAATAAATCTACAAAATCCGGAATTAAACATGCAGTATAAGTTGCTTGTAGTGTTACTTCAGTTTCATTAAAGAATTCTTGTAATAATGTATCTGTAGAATCAGTTGCAAACTTTTTTCTTTTTAATCCTTGTGTTGGATCAAAATACTTTTGAAATAATGGATCTGAATTAAACCTTGAATAAGGAGTAGTAGTACTAAAGTCTCCACCGAAGTTACCTTTTAATACAAAGATATCTACAAAGAAGTCAGATATTAAACTATCTTTATCTAAGAAACCTGGTACATTTGCAGCACCATACCATTCCTCAACAGTTACTTGATAAGGTAAAACGTTTGTTGCAGCAGATTTTTTAGCGATTACAGATATAGGATTTTGTCCTAAGTTAGTAACATCTAATAAATCATTTACTGTTAATGAACTTAATACATCTTGATTTGCCCCAACATTAGTTAAAAAATCTGATGTTGATGGAAACCAAAATTTATCTCTGTTATAAAATTTTGCGTATTCATAGTCTGCTCCTATATTAGCTTGTGCCTCTGGTGTTGCAGATGTTGCAAAACGAACAGCATTAACTTTATCAGTAGCATCTAAGCTTAATAAATTAAGAGCAAGAATAGGACCTCTTTCAAGAGCTGATAAACAGCTTCTGTGGAAAAAAGAATCTTTTCTTTCTAAATTTCTATCTATATCACCGTATACTTGTTTAAAGAAAGAAGTATCGGGAACAAAGACGGGTGTATTGAACGGGCCTGTCTTAGAAAAACCGACTACCAATCGAGTTTGATTTGCAGGTATACTTACGACTTGACTTTTATCAAATTCAAACCTATATGTTCCTGCAGCTTTAAGAGAAGCTATTTTTGGATCTAGTGCCATCTTATAATATATTTTTTTTGTTTATTTGTTTTTTTATATATCTACCAAGTAACTACTTTTTATACTAAGTCATAGATATCAAAATTTAGATTCCCACCCTTTGAATCTTTTTCTAGAATTTCTTCTATCTTATTTTGAATAGAAGGATCTATCTCATCATAAATCTCTTCGACAAAATCTGAAAAATCTAATGTAGTAAAGAACTCAGAACTATTTATACAAGTCATAATTAAATCATCATTACCTAATTGGCCTGCATATGATCCATTTGGGAGTTTACCAAAGGTTGATGATTCTTTTACAGTATCTTTATCATAAATGCTAATTTTATTTTGAGAAATATATTTTTTAAAGTTTTGACAGAAAATAGGTTTATTATCTTTTTTTACTTTAAGGCCAAATTGTTTTGTTTTGGCATCAACTCTATGTTTAAATTTAACAACACTTTCTTCATCAAATTCATTTCTCTGTGGAAATACAGTTTCCATTCTTTTTATTAATTCTCCACCAAACATATTCCATTCTATAATTAATTTTACATTTTCTGAGTAAAATAAATCAAATGCTAAAATGTATAGTGTTTTTGCAAATTCTTCTATGGTATGAGAATTACTTCTAAATCTTCCTATTTGACTAATACCAAAAAAGTCAACAAAACTTCCAGGCGTGGTTACACCTTTCCAATCCTTTTCATCTAGCATCTTAATCTGAAAAATATTAATAACTGA